GTAAACCAGATCAATGTGTTAGTAGGACAGAGTTTAATAGACCTATAATCGAAACTTTTGAAAAGAAACCAGGAAGAAAGTTTTTAAGACCATATCCTGCAAGGTAGTTAATGGAGTTTCAACCGCACAGTGAAAAGCAAAGCATAATTATAAATTCTGAAAAAAGGATTGTAATAGCTGGTGTTGGAATTCAATGGGGTAAGACAATAAGCGGTGTTGTATGGCTTAAAACCATGATGCACCGCTTCACTAACGAAGATGATAACTTTCTAGTTTGCTCACCAACCTACAAAATTCTTGAACAATCAACACTACCTCCTTTTCTCATGCTCAATAAGGGTTGTGGTCGCATGGATCGGGCTAATATGTGCTTTCATATTCATGGGGGTGGAAAGGTTTGGTTCAGAACGGGACAAAATCCCGATAGTGTGGTGGGTATCACAAATGTTAGGGCTGTTCTTTGTGACGAGGTGGGGCTTTTTTCTCGTTATTTTTGGGATAACATACAGGCAAGGGCTTCATTTATGGAAGCTCCAATCAGACTTGTAACATCACCGTACAGTTTGAACTGGTTATACACTGACTTCATAAGACCGTATCAAAAAGGTGACGAGTATATAAAACAGTTGATTGATTTAGTCCAAGCAACATCAAAAGATAATCCATACTTTCCTGATAAAGAATATGAAGACAGAAGAAGAACTATGGACGCTCGTAGGTTCAACATGATCTATGGCGGTCAATTTGACAAGGCAGAAGGCTTAGTTTATGACTGTTTTGACCAGTATGCACACCAAGTTGATAAAATAAATCTCCCACCTGGTACTAAATTTTATGCAGGTGTTGACTGGGGCTTTCGTGATCCCTTCGTTATGATTGTGAGGGCAGTAACTCCAGACGGTCTACATTATGATGTTGGTGAGTTTTTTAAAGTGGGAATGACAATTGATAACATGATCGATGCCGCTTCCAGGTATAAAGCATTGCATAACATAGAAAGGTTTTATTGCGATCCCTCTAGACCAGAGTACATATCTCTTTTTAATCAACATGGGCTTAGAGCACTTGCAGCGGAAAATGATATCAGACTTGGTATTGATAGACATTATGAATTGATTAAGTCTGGCTTGTATGCTGTTTTTAGGCGTTCTTGTCCTAATTTGATAGATGAGTACGAGCAGTATCATTATCCTGAGCTAAAAGAAACCAAAGTAGATCAGGTCCAGAAAATGGAGCTACCCGTTGACAAGGATAACCACACTCAAGATGCCGTTAGATATGTCACTATGGCAACATATAAACAGCTAGGCAAAAAACGCAATAAAGTAGTTATTCATTCAGAAAACTATGGAAAAAAGAAAATAATTTCTCCATACTATGACAATGAAATAGAAAATCTTAAAAAACGCAAGAGAAAAAATTATGCCGATATACCCCTATGAGTGCGATTGTGGAGAAAACTTCGATGTCGTTGCAAAAATAGCCGACATTGATAATCTTGCTCCAAATTGCCCGAATTGTGGTATAATGTTAGGCAGATTGAACAGAAGACTTGCAAAAGTCAATTTCTCGAATCAAAAAGTTGAAGACTCTGAATGGTGCCCAGCGTTGGGCTGCGTTGTTAAAGGTCAAAAACATCGAGAAAAGATTGCCAAGGAACGGGGTTTAGAACCTCTAGGCAACGAGTCAATTGATGCCGTCAATTCATTCTTTGATCAAAAGCAAAAAGAAGTTGAAAAAAAGCGTTCGGAAGAGCTTAAGCATGAGGTTCTGAGCGCCTTGCAATAAAGGCTTTTTGGATGATTGATGAAATGAATAATGGTGATTCTTATGATTCCCCATTAGAAAACAAAGGCTATGTTGAGCCTGAAATTTCACAAGAAGAACAATACGAAGTCAAACGTCTTATGGATCTTTTTTATGTCTTTAAGCGTTATCGGGCAAGATATGATAAAAAATGGCTCAACTATTATCATATAGTCCGAGGCAAGCAATGGGATTCCAGGCGACCAACTTGGAAAAACTCTGAGCTTATAAACTTCGTGTGGCAAACAATTCAAAGTCAAATCCCACTACAAACCGACGTTAGGCCAAGATTTTCCTTCTTACCCACGGAGCCTAGTGACATTGAGTTTGCCAACTTATTAGATCAGATAGCCGAATCAGATTTTGAAAGATACAACTGGTTGAGGGTAGTTTTTGAAGTCCTACTAGATGGGTATATCTACGGTACAAGCTACGCTTCAGTTTCATATGATCAAAAGGTCGATAACGGTATTGGCGGTGCTGTTTTTAAATCAGAGGATATCTTTAAATGTTATCCACACCCCGATTCCAATGTTATCAATGATATTGACGGTAAGACTTTTATTTATGCAGGTCCAGAATCAACAGACAAGCTTAAGCATGAATTTCCTGATAAAGCGAAGTTCATACGAAAAGATGTTGTTGATAAGATGAGAAAAGAAAAAACTCTCATAAACCAATCTGAACAGACTGACTATTTTAATTCTGATTTAGACTTACCAATGGGCATGCAATCGGGTTCCAGTGATTGTGTTCTTGATGACATACCTAGAACTATGGTCTTTCGTTTTTATATGCTTCCTAAAGAAGTTGAAGAAACTGAAGAAATAGAAGTTGATGAAGAGACAGGCGAGGAAAGCAAAAGTTACACAGTTAAGCGAAAATATCCCAACGGTAGATATGTTGTCATAGCAAACAAAATGAAGCTATACGATGGGCCATTGGAATACGATGATTTAAATATACCTTTTGCAAAGTACAACAATTATATTCTCCCTAGAGAATTTTATGGTGTCTCTGAAGTAGAACAACTTGAATCACCACAAGCAGTGTTTAACAAAATGCTTAGCTTTTCCCTTGATGCCATTGCAATGACGGGGAATCCTATTTGGATAGTGGATTCTACTTCAGACGTTTTAACAAGCGAACTAGCAAATATACCTGGCAGTATCGTTGAAAAAAATCCAGGTACAGAGGTCAGACGAGAATCAGGTGTCGGACCAAGCCAAGCCGCTTTTACAATGCTTCGAGAGCTTCAAGGCTGGTTTAATACCGTAGCTGGTAACTCTGAATTTTCAGAAGGTAGAGCACCTGGCGGTGTTACTGCAGGAAGTGCGATTGAAATGCTAATGCAAGCTAGTAAAACTAGAGTAAGACAAAAGCAAAGAAACCTTGATGAATTCATGAAAGACGCTGGTAGGCTTTGGATGAATCGAGTTTTCCAGTTTTATACGGTTCCAAAGATCTATCGATTAACTAATTCGGACGGATCAAACGAGTTTAAAAAGTTTTCTATCGAAAAAGATCAGGAAGGTCAGACTGTGGCCATATTCAGCGATTATCAAGAGGATGACGCTGGCAGATTGATACAACTTCCTGAGCGTAGGCTTGTGTTGAAAGGTCAATTTGACGTTAGAGTAACCACAGGAAGTGAGTTACCTTTCGATGTGGCTGACAATGAAAGAAAGGCATTAGCTCTATTTGATAGAGGCATAATAGATGAGGAAGAGGTTCTTGTTAGAACAGATTACCCGAATAGGGAAAAAGTACTAGCCAGGCTTCAGGAACGTAAGCAGCAAGAAATGGAAATGGCTCAACAACAGCAACAGCAACAGGGAGGTGCTTAAGATGCCAGAAGGAATGCAAGAAGGTGGGGGAGCGCCTCAAGGTGCAAATCCTGCGGAATTAGTTCAAGGAGTGGCACAAGCTGCGCAAATTATTTTAGAGGGTGTAACACAAGCCGAGGGCGTACCTCCTGAAGCTAAAGAAGCGCTTGCGCAAGTAACTGAACAATATTTAGGAGTGCTTGGTCAGATTGTTGGCGGTGGACAACCACAAGGTGGACAACCACAAGGAAGGCCAGTTGAATCAATGCCAGGTGGAAGACCTTTAACCCCTTCAGGAATGTAAAAAATTATGTTTGAACTTTCAGAAAATGATATCCCAGAAGCTTCTACCCTTGAAATTCAAGATCAAGGACAAGCTCAGGATACTATTAATTCTAGTATCCCCGAACCACAAAGCACTGAACCGCAATTTTTCGAGTATCAGGCATCGGGTAAAACAGTAAAAGAGGATCTTGATACAATACTTAAAAGAGCTTCGCAGGGCTATAACTACGCTCAACTTGTTAACGAGCATAAAAACTCTGTTGAATCTTTTCAAAGTGAGCGAGATCGACACTTAGCAGATTTGGGCGTTTGGAAGCAATACGATGAGTATGCAAAGCAAAATCCAGAATGGTCGGAATTTGTTAAGTCACAGTGGGAATCAAGGCAGTCATTTGGTCAACCGCAAAATGATTTGGGGCACCAACAGCAATCGGTTAACGATATTCATCCCGAAGTTAGAACCTTTATGGAAGAGTACCGAGCAAACCAACGTATTGCACAAGAACAAGCCGAGGATTCTGCACTTAATGAGCAAATACAATCGGTACAAAAAGAGTTTCCTGAGTTTGACCTATCATTTTCCGACCCAGCAACGGGTATGACAATTGAAATGCAGGTGATAGAGCATGCCAAAGCAAACGGCATCAACTCGTTTAAATCAGCATTCAAAGACTTAATGATGGATCAAATTATAGAGCGTCGAATTGCAGCTACGAAAGAAGCAACGGCCAAGGAAATTGCCAATCGTACCAAGCAGGGATTTATATCTAAGTCAGATACATCCTTGAATGACATAGGCTCGCAAAAATTTAAAAGTAGTGGTTCCCTGCATGATGATTTGATTCAAGGTGCATTGGAACTGGGAATTGATCTTTAAAGCGAGAAAATGAGGTAAAAATTATGGCTTTAAATACAAATCAGTTAAACAGCATAACTCAAAATAAAATTATTCCAAAGATGTACGATAACATATTCGACACCACACCTTTACTTTCTAAGATCATGGCTAGTGGATCTTATAAGGCTCAAAATGGTGGAACACAAATCGAGATACCATTGAATTATGCAATGGGAAATGGCGATTGGTATGAGGGCGCTGATACGTTATCGACGGATGATATCGAGAACGTAACTAACTGTATTTACTACTGGAAATCAGCATACGCAGCAATCACACTTTTGAAAGAAGACGAGCTAAAAAACTCAGGCAACATGGCAGTTTTAAGCCTACTTGCTGCAAAAAGTGAAATAGCTAAGAAGACTTTGAAAGATAAGATTGCAACAGGACTTTATTCTGCAGGTACAAACGCTAAATCAATCGTAGGATTGAGGGATGTCGTAGCTGCCGATCAGACAGTTGGTGGAATTAGTCAGAGCGATTATAGTTTCTGGCAAGCGCAGGTTGATTCTACAAATACAACCCTAACTCTATCAGCTATGAACAGCCTTTTCCAAGATTGTAGCCTAGATGGTGAAAGTCCTAATCTCATTGTTGGTACAAAAGCAAATTACAACCGCTATTATAATTTGCTACAACCTCAACAAAGATTTGCTGATACTTCTTCTTCTACTGCAAAGGGTGGCTTTCAATCATTGATGTTTAATGGCGTGCCATTTATTAGTGATACTTATTGCCCAAGTGGTTATGTATTCATGTTGAATCTATCTCACTTACACCTTTTCTATCATCCTGAAAGAAACATTACTTTGAAGCCTTTCGTTGAACCAACGAACCAGGAACTACGTACTGCCAGGGTACTTTGGATGGGTGCATTGGGTTCAAGCAATAACAGGATGCACGGTGCAATGACTTCGGTTACCGCTTAATCGTCATCTTAACAAGAGGGAGAATTAAATATGTCATATAATGCAGGATTACCAGTAAAGTTCTACGGTGTAAGCCATGTAACAGCTACAAAAAGTTCTAGACATCCAGAATTGGGTGCAGAGACTTATGATAGCGACGGAAATAAGTATGTTTGGGCTTACAATGATTGTAACTCAGAAATAGGAAAAGGCTTTGGTTGCGTACTTCAGTCAGGCGTTTCTACCGCTTTTTCTATGACTCTCAGTGCTGTTACAAGTGCTGATTTTGTAGTTGGTGTTGTTAAGCATACTTCTATTCCTACAGGTAACTATGGATGGTTACTTACAAAGGGTGTTGGTATTGCTGAAATGGGAGCAACAAGCGGTTCCGTAGCTTCAAGAGGTCTTATTGAGATCGGAGCTAATGGCGTTTGGGTTCCAGTTTCTAACACCACAGGCAACAAAGCTGCATCGGTTGGACAAGCTCTAGAAGCTATCGTTTCAAGTGCTAGTGGATCAGCTTACTTTAGTGTTTATTGATAGTTTAAAAAGTGAGGTAGGCTTTAGGGCCTACCTTTCAATTATTTTAATTAGGGGTTTAATAGTTTATGTCAAGGATAGATAAAATATTGTTAGAGTTTCAATCATATATTATGGAGCCTCCTGTATCACCACAGAAGGCGCATGAGCAGGCATGTCGTGCAGATGATGCGACTATAAAGCATTGGCGTGAAACGTGGTTGAGCAACATCAAAATAAACAAAGATAATTTCGGATCTTTCAAGGATAACGGGATAGGTCTTTTACATGGAATAGCAGAAAATAGACCAGCTATCATTGCAGGTGCAGGTCCAAGCTTAAAGCATGTAGCACATAAACTAAAAGATAGGCCAAAGGGCATGTTACTAGTTAGTTGTTTGCACAACTTCCATTATCTAGAAGAAGCCGAGGCAGATGTTGACTACTATGTGACTCTTGATGCAGGGCCTATCACAATAAAAGAGGTATCAGAAGGCGGTTCCAAGTCAGAATCAGAATATTGGGACATGACAGAAGGTAAGACACTTATAGCATATATTGGGACTCACCCCGATCTTTTGAGAAAATGGAAGGGGAAAATATACTTTTATAACGCTCCTATTCCGAATGAAGAGATTAACAACCTTGTATCTGAGATTGAACCTTTTCATTCTTATATCGAGTCAGGTGGGTGCGTACTTGGGACATGTATGTTTTTTGCCAAAGGCTATTTAGGCTCGCAAGTTTCTATATTTGTGGGCGCTGATTTTAGCTTTTCAAATACAGATAAAACCATGTTTCACGCTTGGAATTCAGACTATGATAAGAACATAGGGCATTGCATTAATGCTGTTGATGTATTCGGTAATAAAGTAAAAACTTGGCTTTCATATTATAACTTCAAGTTGTTTTTTGAAGTAGCTGCGCAAAGGGTTCCAGGTATTTATATAAACGCAACAGAAGGCGGTATCCTTGGGGCGCACAGGGATGGTAATATTATACACATTAAGCAAATGTGGTTAGATCAAGTGTACGATATGTTCAGCATAGAGCGACATAAAAAAGATCAGGCTTTAAACCCTGAAATTTGTGATGGAAAAGTTTTAATTTAGGGAGAATAAAAATGGCTTATACAACCAGCATGTTGATGAAAACGGTTTTAGGAAATCAAAGAGTACATGGTTACAAAATAACAGCCGATGCGGCAACAGCGGAAATTGATACCGGATTCGATGTTATAGAGCATTTTAGCGCTCATCAAAACGTTACATCAACAAACGTTTCAATCTTACCTAACGTTCTAACTGCAGCAACGGCAAGCAATGGAACACTTGCGATAACAGGTGCTACAAGCGGAGACGTATTTTTTGTTACTGTTTACGGAAGGTAAGTAAAAAATGAGTACAATCGGACCTGTTAAAGCTTTTTCGGTGTCTTTGAATACTGCTACAACTTATACGAGCGCCATAGACTTAGGAGGTTCGTATAATAAGATTGGGCTATCAATACCAACTATGGCAAGTGGTAGCTTTTATCTGCAGGTTTCGGATACGGAAACGGGTACATTTAGAAGGCTATATCATGAACCTGTAGCTGGAACGACTACTCCCCCAGTTGTAGCAATTGATAGCTCTATAACAAATTGTGTGGTTCCTTTAAATGTTCCTGCTCAGTTTGTCAGAGTAGAAATATCCACCATAACTTCTGATAGTTCAGGAGTTTTTAAAGTAATGTGTTCATCCTAATAGAGGACTATTTTTTATGAATGTTAAAGTGCATAATTTAAACGTACATCCTTATTCTGAAGAGTTCAAAGGCATTGATATTAATATCGAGCCAGGCGGTTATTATGAAATGGATTACTACGAAGCTAAGATGTTTTTGGGCAAGATGGGAACACCTCCAAAAAAACTAGCTAACGGTTTATTTGATCCAAAAAGCTTCAAAAAGCTTAAAATAGATGAAGAAGACGAGCTTAGAGCTAAAAACGAATTATATGCTCTTGAATCCTCTGATTCTGTTGAAAAAGTGTTTGTTTGCCAAGGATGTACAAAAGAATTTAGAACAAAAAATGGATTGTTAAAACATATAAAGGACAAGCACCAAGCGCAAATGGAAAAAGACGCTAGGGACGAACTCCTTGATAATGAGGATTTAGACTAATGATAAAAGTAAAAGGCCGTTGGTATGTTTCATTATATGGTCCAGAAAAGAAGGATTATGTTGAAGGTGATAACGTTATAACTCTCGACGGTCTTTCAGGGCTTGTTAGTCACCTTTATAGTGCTACGGTTGCAGCGAGTACGTTTACCTTTAGATATATAGCGATTGGCGCTGGTAGCGCTGCAGCGGCAAATACTGATAGCGCCTTGGGTTCAGAACTCGCAAGGCATACTGGAACAGTTTCTCAAATAACAGGTGGGATATATCGAGTCACGGCAACATTTACCTCTGGGCTTGGCACCGGATCAGTTTCAGAATATGGGCTTTTTGATAGTTCATCGGCAGGAACATTATTTTCAAGAGATGTTGAAGCCGTTGTTACAAAGGGGGATTCGGACTCTCTTACAGTCACCACAGAGGTAACATTTAGCTAATGGCAGATTACAGCAAAACATTTTCATATACTCTTAACGTTTCAGGTGGTGGGCCTACCGAAAAATGGAATGAGTTAGTATATGGTACAGATGTTTGGCTCGGTCCAGAGGATCTTAGGCTTAGCTTTGAAAAGTGGTTGGCAAGTTCTACTAATCTTAGCTCAGCTTTAGATAAGGCTCTTAACAAGGGCCTACCTATTCCTATCAATGTAGCAGTGTCTTTAAATAAAGAATTGGTTAAATGGCTTGCTAATACTGTGACAAGCTCGGAAGCTATGACAAAAGAGCTTGCAAAATGGTTAACCCTTGGGGTTACTCTTACAGAAGCACTAGACAAGGTTTTCACCAAATTTTTTGGTAATTCGATAACGGCTACAACTGACAATACTTCAATCGTTCAACGTGGGATATGGTCGCTTCTATATCCAGGCGCTACAACAAACGCCCTTGAGCGGTCAATTCCAGACTATGACGAGCAAATATCAGACGATCCAACGTGGAATAGTCAGGTTGCGAGTACTACAATATGGAGTTGATCTATTATGACTTTATCAGTCACAAATATAATGACAAGGGCAAGAGAGCGGTATAATGCCGTTGGTGATGATTTTTTTTCCGACCAAATGCTTAGGGATTTGATCTTTGATGCCCAATCAATCTTAGCTAAAGAGGGTTGGGTTATCGAGAAGACTTTTACAACACCTTCCATTGCTGACACTAGAGAATATTCATATCCCGTTACAACTTTGGGTATTAAAGAAATCAGGTATGACAATGTTAAAATAGATAATGTTAAATTAAGAAGAGATCCAAAAACTAATAGTACCGATCCAACTGGTAAACCAGTTCAATATAGTTTGTGGAATGACACTATAATTTTATACCCAACGCCAAGCACCTCAGATGAAACAATACAAATCAGAGTATATGCCTATCCTTCAGACATAACCTCAAACACATCGGCAATCGAGGTTCCTGAAGAGTATAAAGAGGATTTAATCAACTATGTTTTGAATTGGATGGCTCTAAAAGATCAAAATACTCCATTAGCTGATAGGTATGAAAAAAAATGGGAAGAGGCAGTATTAAGGGCTAAAAAACAGCGAAAAAGAAGGCTTAGAAGTGATTCTAATACTAGAGTCACAGACGAGTACTTTGGGAGTGATCCAATAAATTTGAGGCTTATTTATGGTTAAGTCAAGATTTCAACATATGTACCCACCAAACGGACGTATTAATATTGACGGTGGAATGAATAACAAGTTTGCTCGTACCGAGATATTAGATAGTGAAAGCCCTGATTGCTTAAATGTTATTTATGACGAGGGTTCGGTAGGGACGAGGGGTGGAACAACAGTTTTAAATACTGCCAGCGTTGGCACCTTTGCATGTGACGGATTATTTACAAAGCACAATAACACCGATGTATCAGAAAGTATGGTCGCATGGTTTGGTGGGACACTTTACCAGCTATCGGGTACTACTTTTAACGCTGTTGCAAGCGGTACTAGCATTTATACTGCAGGTCAAAGGGTTGGTGCTGCGGAATACGAAAACTATCTTTTTATGGGTAATGGCGGTTCAATACCATACAAATATAAAGATGGTGAATTAACAAGGCATGGAATTTATCCACCAACGGAGACTATGACCGTTTCTAATGCTACAACTGCAGGTGGTGTTTTGAGCGGTGTTTATTCATATAAAGTAACATATGTAAATTCAAACCTTGTAGAAAGTGATGTAGGGCCAGCAACAACTTTCACCTTCGCAAATCAAAACGGTTATCTAACCAGCATACCCACGGCACCTCAATCTTTTGGTGTCAATTCAAGAAGGATTTATAGAACCGATGCAGGTGATGAGTTATTTTATCGTGTTGGTGAAATAGCAGATAATTCAACTACAACATATGAGGACGGTCTTTCATCAAGTGCCGTTGGTTCATTAGCTCCAAGTGATCAGGGTGTACCGCCTAATTACAAAACAATTATCACGCATCAATCAAGGCTTTTTGTAATCGATCCAAGTGACGACACGGTTAAATATTCTGAAATAGCAAACCCATATGTCTTTAAAGCTCTAAGCTTCAGATACCTTGGTGATAAGACTTTCGATATTCCTTTAACTTTGGGGGTATTTGATAATGCTGTTGTTGTTGGTTGTCGCCAAAGTCACTGGCTTATTTATATGCCAGATGCCGATGATACAAACTGGGTTGATGTTAAGATCATAACGCCATACGGTTCTAAATCACCATTTTGTAATTTCAAATATAATAATAAGCTTATGTTCGCAGCAACGGAGGATATAGGCGGCGATTTTGTAGGCTTTGCAGCAATAACAGGCAACGCAGTTGAACCGGATGTTACTCTTTTAAGTAGGGCTACACTTGGTAGTGATCTTAAATCTAATAAGATAGAAACTGAAACATCTGATTATAAGGATTCACTAGCTGAGGGATTTAGTGCGATTGTCCACAAGAATAGGGCTTATATCGCTGCAGCAAAAACAGTAAGTGCAACATACAATAATAGAATGCTGTACTTTGATTTCTCGATTGAAAACCTTGGACGAAAAAACAAGTTTGCATGGGCACCATGGAGCGGAATCAATGCGAATGACTTCACTGTTTATAACGACAAGCTCTATTACAGTTGTAGTGATACATGTGGGCAAGTGTTTGAAATGAACACTTCAAGTTATAATGATAACGGCAATCCGATTGATTCATATGTGTGGACGAAAGAGTTTAGTTGTAACCCAGTACATGAGGCTTGGACGAAAGACTTTCGTTGGATCAACATGTTTTATGAGCTTTCAGGCGCTTGGTTCATGGGAATCACAGTAAGAGTGGATTCTGATAAGGGTGGCGGTTCAACCACGCAAGTTTCACTTGATCCAGGCGGGAGTTTATATGGCACTATGATTTGGGGACAAGATCCTTATGATGCAGGAAGACAAGAGTTTGAAAACAAGTTTTCGATAGGTACATATAGAGGTAAGCGAATACAAATCAAGTTTGATAATCAAAATACAGTGAATCAGAATTTCAAGGTTATAGGTCTTTCATTAACTTATAATGTGCGAGGTTTAAGATAATGGCAAATGGTGCAATGGACAGGCGTTATGCTTTAGCCTCTCAACAGATGAGAAGGCAAGAACAACAGCAATCAGAAAAAGAAAAAGAAGCTCTAAGAAGGCGATTTGCCGCTCAAGGTGGGCTAGGTTCAGGTGCTTCGATCAAAGCCGAACAGGTAGCAGGTCAAGAGTCAGCAAAAAGGCTAGGTCAGGCTGAGAGTCAACTTGAAATGTCGAGGCTTGGTGAACAGGCTAGGCAAGAAGAAATTGAACAAGCTAGATCTTTTCAACGTGGTGAAAGGGAAGCCGGACAGACATTTGCTGGTACACAAGCCGAGCTAGGCAGGAAGTTTGCTACTTCTGAAAGACTTGGCGGTCAAGAGTTTGCTGGAACACAAGCCGAGCTAGGCAGGAAGTTTACTACTTCTGAAAGAATGGGAGCGCAGGAATTCGCAGGGACCCAAGCTTCTAAACAAATGGAGTTTACAAGAGAACAAAACGAATTGAACAGAAACCTGGAGCAACAGGGCATAGACTTACAAAAGCAAGAATTCGCTATAAATAAGCTTGTGTCATTGTTTAATATGGAAGGTGATTCTGCTGAAAATGTACGTGATTATCTAGCTTCTATTCTAGGAGTTGGAATGCCTACCCAAACACAAGTAGGAATAACTAATAGCTCTGAAGGTCAACCTTCTGTTTTAGCTGGTACAACATACGGTTAGGGGAATAAAAATGGCTATTCAGAATGTAAAGCAAGAACCAAAATACAAAAGAAATAAGGGTTCTAGTACACTTGATAAGACACTTGCAGGTGCTAAATTGATTGCTGCAGGTGCAGCGACATATTTTTCAGGAGGTACAGCGGCGCCTCTTTTGGCAACATCGGCAATTGAGGCAAAGCAAACTTTTGGAAATACAGGCTATCAACAGCAAGTAAGACCAGGTTCTAGACCGGAGGTTATGTCTGCAATGGAGCGTAGAGCACAATATCAACAACAAGATCCTATGCAACAACTTCAAGATGCAAGGCTTGCCTTGAATGAAAGCGGAATTGATCCTGAAACAAGAAGAAGGTTAGAGGCACCTATTTTAAGAGCGCTTCAAGGTCAAGGAGGTATGGCATAATGGCAATTATAGCTGTTCAAA